AGCGAAAAGAAATCAGCGGACCAAATGGAGACGCTATCCGACTCTCTCAAGTCCAAGAAGCAGCAGATGCTTTCACCAGCGCAATTGCTGGCCTCATTGAGCGAGGAAGAGAGGACGGCTCTTTTGTCGTCGTTGGACCCGAGTGTTAAGGCCGCTTTAAAATATCACTGGCATTTCTGGGCTCGCCCCAACCAACTACCCCCTGAAGGAGACTGGACGACTTGGCTGTTACTAGCCGGTCGCGGTTTCGGAAAGTCCCGCTGTGGCGCTGAATGGGTACGACAAATGGCTTTTGAAAATCCGGGCTGTCGTATCGCACTGGTGGCAGAAACAGCGGCGGATGCCCGCAAGGTTATGGTTGAGGGTGAGTCCGGAATCCTCGCAATCTCCCCTCCGGACTTTATGCCGGACTACTCTCCGGCCAACAGGCAGTTGACTTGGCCCAACGGGTCTATTGCCTTTACGTACAACGCCACCCAACCGGATCAGCTCCGTGGACCTCAGCATCACTTCGCGTGGTGCGACGAGTTAGCCAAGTGGCAGTACATGCAAGACAGTTGGGACCAGCTTCAGTTCGGTCTGCGTCTCGGTACTCAACCGAAGCAGGTCGTCACTACGACTCCGAGGCCGATGCCTCTGATCAAGAAGCTGATCAACGACAAGGATACGGTAGTCACCAAAGGCCGTACCTACGACAACGTAGGGAATCTGGCGGGACCGTTCCTTAAGCAGATCGAAGAACGTTACGGTGGAACCCGACTGGGTAGGCAGGAGCTCGAAGGCGAGCTGCTCGAAGATATCCCCGGCGCTCTTTGGTCTCGTACCAACATCGACTTGAATAGGCGGCCTGAAGCGTCGTCTATGGACTTCCAGCGTATTGTTGTGGCCGTCGACCCGGCTACGTCTTCGGAGGAAAAGTCTGATGAAACGGGTATTGTATGCGTTGGACTGGCCCGAGACGCTGACGGTTACAATCGAGGATACGTCCTCGCTGATCGCAGTCTTAGAGGGTCTCCTGACGAATGGGCCAGGGCCGCCGTGGCTTTATACAGAGAATTTGAAGCTGATCGAATTGTTGCTGAGAAAAATCAAGGCGGGGATATGGTCGAATCCGTTATCCGTAGTGCAGACAGAAACGTGCCTGTCACCTTGGTACACGCGTCTCGGGGAAAATTTGTTCGCGCGGAACCTATATCCGCCCTGTATGAACAAAACCGAGTTCATCACGTCGGACGATTCGACGAACTAGAAGATCAAATGTGCATGTTCTCGGTCGACTACGATCGGACGCACGGATCACCTGACAGAATGGACGCCCTAGTTTGGGGCCTCACGTTCATCTTCGACAAAGTAACAGGCCGCAGGAAGCGTGCCGCCGGTAAAGAGGAAGAGCCGGAATACACCCTTAAAGACGTCAGTAAAACTCACAGCGTATTTCGTGGCGAGTCTGACACAAGCTGGATGGCACTTTAACTTATGGCAAAACCTAAGGCACCAAAGGAAGGCGACGTCCGTACGGATATGTCTGCCCTTACTCTGCCCGTTGAGGACATTGAGAAGGTCTCAGACAAGTACGCTCCGGAAGGATACGACTCTCCTGAAGAGTACCTGAGCGATTTGCGCGAGACATACGAACTTGACCTAGCTGCTGATGACGACAACCGCAAGGCTGCGTTAGAGGACAAGAAGTTCGTAGCAGGTGAGCAATGGGACCCTCAGGTTCTTCAGCAGCGAGCTGGCTTGCCGTGTCTCACAATTAACTCTATTCCTCAGTTTACAGCGCAACTTGTAGGCGACTGGCGAGAGAATAAGATTGCTGTAAAAGTCCTCCCTTCGGAAAATGGTGACAAGGACGTCGCCGCTATCCGAGGGGATTTGATTAGGTCCATCGAAACTAAGAACCGAGCTGACCGGGTTTACGATAATGCCTTCGAAAGCATGGTCCAGTGCGGTGACGGCGCTTTCCGGGTGGGTGTGCAATATGCCAATGAGGACGTCTTTGACCAAGAAATCACGATCAACCCAATTGACGACTGCCTCTCTGTTATATGGGATAGGCTTTCGATTGATCCTACTGGGCGGGATGCCACTCATTGTTTCGTTGATGACCTCATCCCACTAAAAGAGTTTAGAGAGACGTGGGGGCAGGACGCCTCGCCTTCCAACCTCTCAGATCGTGACAGCCGTGAAATGTACGCTTCCGGTTGGCTAGAAACTAATACAGTACGTGTAACAGAACACTGGCGCATGATTGAGCGACAACGCTTCCTCGGTCTCTTTGAAGACGGAAGTATTCGGGCGATTGAAGAGAATCTGGACGAGCTGATCGAAAAGCACGGTAACGTTCAGAAGACTCGCATCTCCCCCGTTCCCTACGCTCAGATGCACATTGTTACAGGTTTCAAAATCCTTGCCGGTCCGTATGAGTGGAAGCTCTCGCGTCTTCCGATCATCCGGATGTCGGGTAGGGTCGTCTCCATCGGTGATCGCAGGGTCCGTCATGGATTAGTTCGCCCGATGAAGGACGTTGCTCGGCTGCGGAACTTTTGGCGATCAGTGGCCGCTGAGCAACTTGGCTACGCACCTAAGGCGCAGTGGATTGCCACTGAGTCGGCGGTTGAAGGCCGTGAGGATGCGATGCGAAAGGCTCACCTTTCCCGCGATCCTCTGCTCGTTGTTAACGACGACGCCATAATCGGAACGAACATCCAGCGAATTGATCCTCCGCCAATGCAGATGGCTCTGCTGAACGAGGCTCAAGTCAATACGCAGGACATGAAAGACGTAACTGGCATTCATGATGCCTCTCTCGGTATTAAGTCGAACGAGACTTCCGGCAGAGCTATTCAGGCACGCCAGAGGGAAGGGGACGTCGCTTCCCTAACGTATTACGACAACGGTAACGCCGCTGTTCTTGAAGCCGGTGACGTTATCAACCAGCTAATCGGTCAGATTTACGACGGTACGCGCATCATTAGGATTGTTGGTGAGGATGAGTCCGCTCGCCTCGTTAAGATCAACGATCCGATGGACCCCGCTTCTCCGGACCTTTCGGTAGGCAAGTACGACGTGGCTATTACCACGGGAGCTTCCTACACAACGAAGCGTGTTGAGGCTGCTCAGGCTATGATGGAGGCCATTCAGGTCTATCCGGAGCTGATGCAGGTTGCAGGCGATCTTGTCGTCAAGGCTCAGGATTGGCCGGGTGCACAAGAACTGGCCGAACGTCTTCAGAAGACAATTCCTCCGCAGTTCCTCTCCGACAAGGAGAAGGCTGAGATGGGGCAGCAAGGCCAAGATGTACAGGCTATGATGCAGCAGCAGGCCCAGATGGGTGAGCAGTTGCAGTCAGCCGTACAGGAACTCAGTAAGCTCCAACAGGAGAACCAACAGCTCAAGCTGAACGTAGAGAACGAAAGCCGCAAGCTTCTGATCGACGCGTTCAAGGCTGAGACGGATCGACTCGAAGCTTATGCTAACATCGCCAAGGCTGACGAAGAGACGGCTGTTGCCCGCTTCGAAGCTTTCGCTGACAAAGAACTACAAGCTCACGGCCTCATGCAAGGCCACATCAGAGACATGGGCGATCTAGCCCTACGTGACAAACAGGTTGATACCCAAGCCGAGACTGCCCAACAGGCAGCCAAGGCGAAACAATCATCGGACAGCAAGAAATCAACTCCATCTGCTGACTAATCCGCCACGGAGAACGCCCTAACGGGTGACGTTCGAAAGGAACGCAACTTTGAGTGAAGACAGTAACAACTCTGTCGATATGGATGACCTCGACAAGTTTGAAGAGGCTTTTTTCGGTAATGTAAAAGCTGAAGACAAGCAGGAAGAGGTCGACGAGAACGAGGACGATGCACTCGAACCCTCGGAAGATGAAGATGCCGAAGATCAGGAAGTTGAAGAGCCTGATGAAGAGGATGAAGACCCAGATGAAGCCGACGAAGAGGATGAGGACGAAGAGCCCGAACCTCCGAAGGCTAAGAAGGGTAAAAAGTCTTTCAAGGAACGTATCGACGAGATTACAGCCGAGAAGTACGAACTGAAGCGTCAGCTTCGGGAACTACAACAGAAGGTTGAATCTCGTAGCAATGAGGTAAAGCAGGACGAGGCGCCTACGCCCGTTCGTGAACAGCTTTCCGCCGCTGCTCCCGACCCGGACGCCAAGAACGAAGATGGTACTCCCAAGTACGCTCTTGGTGAATTCGATCCGAAGTTCATCCGTGATCTTACTAAGTTCATGGTGGAAGAGGATTTGAAGGTCGCTCGGGAGGAGGAGCAAAAGAAGGCTGCTGCGGTCGCTGAACAGCGCCGTCAGGCCGAACTCGCAGTTTCTTGGAATGAGAAGCTCGACAAGGCAGAGGAAGAGATTCCGGACATTAGGGACAGTATTACCGACCTAGTGGATGTGTTTTCGGACCTTGATCCTCACTACGGTGACTACTTGGCTGCCACTCTCATGTCTCTGGATAACGGTCCCGAAGTCATGCACTACCTCTCTCAAAATATCGGCGAGGCCCGGAAAATCGTTGCTTCTGGTCCTAACGCTGCAACCCTCGCGATTGGTCGCTTGGAGGCTCAAATCGCCTTCGGCAAACAACGTGAGGAGAAGAGCAACACAAGCAAAAAGGTATCGAAAGCCCATGAGCCGCCGCTGAAGGTGACTCGGGGACAGGGTGGTAAGTTTGCCGTCTCTGGCGATACCGACGATTTGGACGCCTTCGAGAGAGAATTTTTCAAGACACCTGCCAATCCGTTCGGACGCCGTAGGTAATTAAACTTTCTCGCTGCGAAGGCAATAGCTAATTTGAAAGGACTAATGTTTAGCTATGGCTAATATTACTGTTGACCAACAGAAGTTGGTTCTGAACGCTTTCGCGGCGGTATTTCAGAATAACCTTCTTGCCAAGGATATTGTAACTTGGCACAAGTACGAAGACGAGATGTCTGACCGTAACGGCCTTAAGGTTGCCGAGCAGGTTGGCCCTCGTTACACAATCACACAGACGACCAACGGTGTTGTTGACCTTTCGTCCGGTGTTCAGGACAGCGTGTTCGGTTCCGAGCAGTTCGTTGTGAACAAGACGTTCGGTGCCAGCATGGGTTGGGGCGACTTCGTGAAGATTCGTGACATCGGTGAGGCACGTCAAAACGTTGCTCTTACCAACGCTGCCACGAACCTCGCGGAACAGATTGATGCCTACATTCTTGGCATTGCTGTTCTCGCTCCGAACAACAACACGGGTACTTCGGGTAACGGTCTTGCGACCTTCACCGATGTTGCTCAGGCGTACACTCGACTGAAGGAAGAGGGTGTCGATGACTCCGATCTTCGTTTCGTCGGTACGTACGGCGACAAGCAGTCCCTTGGTTCCAGCATCATCTCGCTCTCTGCGCCTGATGCTCTGGTGACCAACGCCTACCGTCAGGGCTTCACTGGTTCTGTTGCTGGCATCCCCTCGATGTTCACGCAGCAGCTCCCGACACTCACCACTGGTACTCGTACCAACGGTGCGGTGAACGGCGCGAACCAGAACGTCAACTACTCCTCGGTCGCCGTCTCCGGCGCTCCGGGTCAGTACCTGACACAGACTCTGGCGTGTGACGGTTTCGGCGCTAACGCGACCATCAAAGACGGTGAAGTCTTCACCATTGCGACGGTCAACGCGTACGACAACCGCCTTCAGGCTTCCCTCGGTCGTTTGCAACAGTTCCGTGTTGTGGGTGATCAGGTTGCGGATGGTACGGGCGCTATTGCGGCGATGCGTATCTTCCCGGCCATGATCGTTCCGGGTACCGGTGGTGGTTCGACTGCCAACGTTAACTCGGCTCACGCTACGGTTGCTTCGGCTCCGGCGGATAACGCGGTCATCACATTCATGACTGCCGCTTCCACGGCTGTTAAGCCTCGCATCCTGTTGCAGAAGAATCTTATTCAGGTCAACACTGCTGATCTGATTATGCCTGCGACCGGTACTGCGATGCGCAAGTCGCTGACGCAAGTTCCGCTTAGCGTTCGTATGTGGCAAGATTCCACGTTCTCGACCGGTGACCACCGTGTTCGATTTGACGTGGCTCTTACTGCTAACGTTCGTGATCGTCGTCGGGGCGTTCGCCTCTTCGGCAACTAATGAATTGGTGGGTGGTCTTTCGGGGCCACCCGCCTTTTCTCTTGTTTAAGGAAGTTTAAATGGAAGTTCGTGAAGTATATACACCATATCGTATGGCAGCTTCAGGAGTCATTTGCGGCTTTCGCGGCTGTATTGGTGGCTTTCTTTGCACAACCTCTGGAACGCTTCAGATCACTGACGGAATGACAGCAGGTGGACCTGACGTCCTATCTTCTATCTCGGTCACTGCTGGCACTTACTACCCCCTCGGCTTTCGTTGTCACAACGGTGCTTGGGCAGTTCTTGGTACTGGCGCTATCGGTACGTTCACAGTAGCCTAAGTAAGGAGGTAGACAACAGTGCGTTCAAAGAAATATAGAGGTGGTAGTGGTAGCTCTACGCCAGTGCTTGGCGTGCTTACTCTGTCGAATGCAACAATCACAGAGAACTCAACTGCTGGCACTGTTGTAGGCGCAATTCAAAATACTACGGCTGGTTCGACACTTTCTCTTTTTGACAGTGCGGGCAGCCGTTTTGCTATCTCCGGCAGTAACATTGTAGCCGGTGCGACTGCTACAGACTACGAGACTGCTACCAGCCACAACATCACAATCCGAGAAACACTAGCAGGTGCTATCGGCAATCCCAAAGATACTGTGATTACGATCACGGTAATTAACGTCCTAGAGGTGACCCTTGCAGCACTCGGCGGAACCTTCACTCTCGCAGAGAACTCCACAGCCGGTACGGTTGCAGGAGCGATCACTGGTAAGAGCGCGGGTTCGACTCTCAGCCTCTTTGATAATGCTGGCGGTCGTGTTTCTCTGTCGGGTACTAACATCGTAGCAGGCGCTACTGCAACCGATTACGAAACTGCAACATCGCATTCGTTCACGATCCGTGAAACGCACACTGACGGCAACAACAGTCCTCGGGACACCGTTTGCACGTTGAACGTTACGAACGTCTTCGAACAACCGAACCTTGCAGCCCTTGCTTTCTCGAACACTACTTGGACGGTTGGAACCTCGGACTCGGGCACGATCAACAACGCTACGTCAGGTTCTACGATCAGTGCTTCTGGTCTTCCGACCGGTTTGACCATCAACGGTCCTGCCCGTACTTGGGCTTGGAGCGGTAGCGGTACTGCCGGTACTGGCACCATTGTTCTGACGGAGACGTTGAACGACAGTGCTAACAGTCCTCGTAATACGAACATTAACTACAGTATTTCTAACGGTGGTGCTGCTTTCAATCCAGCAACTCTTTACACGTCGGGCCAAGTTGGGCCTTGGCTTGAGAATGACATTACTACCATGTTCACTGATACGGCAGGTACAGTTCAATGTACTACTGCTGGTGACTTGATTGCTTGCTGGAAAGACAAGTCAGGAAATAACCTCCACTTCACGCAGGCTACTAGCGGCAACCGTCCTACCCTACAGCAAAATGCTAACGGTAAGTGGTATGCTTCCTTCAGTGGTAACCAGTGGCTAGACTCTCCTAACTTTAGACTTGTTAACACCACTGCAAAGACTGCTTCTGGCGGTATTGCCGCTAACACTAGTAACTTCACAAGCACTCCACGCCTGCTGTCTTCTAGCGCGGCGACGGGGCATACCGGGGAGCTATTCAGGCTTCCAACTGCACAGACCACCATTGAAACCCGTGCTACGTTGAACCCCGCTACCTTCCCAACTGAAAGACCGGGAGGTACGATTTCAACAAGCACTGATTTCTACGCTACAGTGATTTGGCAACCTTCGGGTTCTAGTGCTAGCGAAGAGATTTGGTTGGGCGGAAGCTCCGACGGATCAACCGTTACGGCGTCCTCAACCTTCAACAGTGTAAGTGAGAGTATGCGACTAGGTGCCACGGCAGGAACCGCTGCCAACTGGCTCACTGGTCGTGTTTACGGCATTGTTGTTTCGGACGCTGCGTGGAGCAGCACAGAGCGAACGGGGGTGGATGGATACCTCAACGCTCTTTTTACCCTAGCGGCTGATACTGTTCCGGATGCTTTTGCATTCACGGATACCGTTGACGTCGCAACGTCTTCGACGCAAACAAGTAACTCAATCACCGTCTCCGGCATTAACTCTCCTGCTCCTGTCACTATCCTAGATGGTGAGTGGGAGAAGAATGGGTCCGGAGTATGGATGGCAACGGGCGGTACTGTTGTTAACGGCGACACTGTTCGAGTTCGTCACACGGCAGCAACTGTCAATCGTGCCACTGTTAATACTACACTGACTATCGGTGGAGTGTCGGATACCTTCTCGTCCACGACGATTGCAACTCCGACTCCGACTCTGACTAGAACGTCAGCAGACGGACAGGCTCCTATTCTCTTTGACTATGATGATCCTGTTCACGGAACTGGCTCGTACATTCATTGGGAATTTGTTCCTACGCTAACTCCGTCTGTTAATGCTGATGGAACCTTCGTAGGTACGACTCAGTACGGTGTATTCTTCATTGACGGTGAGACTTGGGCTAATAGTGATGCCTCACTAGGCTTCTCAACTCCGGCAGGACCTTACTCTCTGCACATGCGGGGTGTTATTGACGATCCTAACGGAACCGTACAGATCGCTGATCCGAACTCTGGGCTCATTGGTACTTACACAGCGGGAGCTTGGAGTAACGTCATCTCCGATACGATCACCGACTCGGCTGCACTTCTGACGAACATCACTGGTGCATATAAGTCGCGTTACATGAACGTTCAGACGGGACAGCTTCAGGCCATCCACAACAATACTACGGTTGGTAGCCTGTGTCCTGTTCGTGCCGATCACCATTCAGCATTCACTAAGTTCCATCTTGAAGTCACTGTCAATGGTAACAGAAGCTTGGGGCAGTTGGCCTTCGGCTTCGATGACGGCTCGATTAACTTCAATGCCACGGGTGCTATCACTAGTGGACAGTATCCCGGTAACATCAGCGGTGGTGTAGTCAACCCCGGCGTAACTCTTGTGACTCCGACTGGTAACGGCGGTATGACCGTCTACCGTAACGGATCAACGACTGGTACGACTTGGGGTAATACGATGGCCGCTGGTTACATCATGGCTCTTGAAGTTGATACTGTTGCCAAAACCATTGACGTCTATACTAACCCGAACACTGGTACCTTTACTAAGCGAACCACAATTACTTTAACCTCCGGTATCCCGGCGGCTTGGTACTTCTGGGGAGCTGGTGCCCGTGGTGACGGAACTTTGAACCTAACCTCGTCGTCAGACGCTTTCACCGTTAACTTTGGTGGAACGCCGTTCGCGATGACTCCTAGTGCAGGATTTAACAACATCTATGCTTAAGCGTATTCTTGGAGCTCTTGCCGCTACAACGATAATGGTGGCAACCCCGGTGGGCGCTCAAACCATCGGTGGTTGGACCGTTCCCTCAGACCTACGTAATCAACCGGGGGGTGGTTGGGTTGATCCTGTTCCTACCTTTGCGGCTGGTAGTGGTGGAAATAACAATACAACGGATGCTTCGGTAACCCCTCCCGCCAATCAGGGGTTGACGAACATTCCGATCCCTACCGACGTTGGGCGTATCTCTGTTAGTAACATTCCAGAACATACCTCAACAGGTACGGGTTGTACTGGTTTCGGACTTGTTCTGGGCGTAGGGGGTGACACAGGCTGTGGCGAGGCGAAGTTTCGTACTCACGCAGACTTCTCCCACTACGCTCCGGATGACCCTATTCGAAACTTCGGACAACCGGGTGTCAGTCACCTTCACTGTTTCTTTGGTGCGGGTGTTACTAACGCTAACAGTACGTGGGACAGCCTCCGCAATCACGCCATAAGCAGCACTGCTGCTGGCACGGACGTTAACGGAACCGGGTATTGGTATCCGTGTATGATCGTTCGTAACCGTGATGGCGACGGTAAGAACTACGTCATTAAGCCGAACATCATTATTGTTTACTACGTCCGTAAGGCCGCTCTTGCTGTTGACGCTCAAGAGGCAATGAAGCAGTCGGAACTGATGCCGGGGCTTCGTTACGTCATCGGCTATAACATGGACACTGGGACGAATGCGAACTTCGGCCTCGGTCAGTACATGCAGGACGTTGTTGATGCTGCTAACGCGGCTAACGTAGCGGCGGGCGGTAGTTCTACTCGTTACAAGTTGAAGCCGAGTGGTACGTTTGCACGAGCCATAGGCGGTACTTATAACTGTGTCGGCGCTACTGCGGTAACTCCTGCCGACAACGGCAACAACTCTTCCTACTATCTCCAAGAGCCTGATGGTTCTGATCCGTTCAACGGAACATGCAACGGAGCCCACATTCAAGGATATGTCGCCGGTTCCACGCTTACCGTCACGAACGTCGTGTACGGGACTAAGGTTCCTACTGGCGGTATTGCCGGACTGAGTGGCGGCGGTGTCAACCCTGCTACCATTATCAATGGACAGCTTTCGGGTACGCCCGGAGGCGTTGGCACTTACACTGTTAACGTCTCACAGACGAAAGGTTCTGCCGCTAATCCAATTGAGATGGATGCAACGCAGGATTTCTTCATCGGCGATCAGAACGCTGACTGTTGGGACGGAAAGAACCTTTGGTCTCCGAGTGGTTACAAACACGTAGTCCGCAGAATTTACGATGGTGCTAATGACGTTTGCCCGAACGGGTACTACGCCATTCCTCCTCTCGCTCTTGAAATCTCCTTCACTCAGTATGGGTGGCCGGACAGACAGCGTTGGGAACTAGCTAGCGATCTTGCTCGACGTACTGCCCTTGGCGGAACTCAGACTGGAACAGCTGGCGGTAATACCTATCCTAACGGGTTCTCCTTCCACACGGACTGGATGAATGGTTGGGACCACAACAAGCAGATTGAGTGGGAGAAGAAGTGCCTTGGTGTTCTAAACACTCCTCCGCACCAGTGCGCTGTGTCTCAGATCAATGGTACCTCTCGCCTTACTGGCGGTATCATCGACGGTGAAGCCGGTGTTGTCCGCAATCCTCAGATCACGAGCGACAAGCTTCCTCATGCTTCACCAACTGACAGCGGTTGGGGCCTCATTCCTCCGAGCTGGTTGAACTCCATCACCGACATGCACATTCACCACTAAGGAAATAAATATGGTAGCTATTCTCCCCGGACCTCCCCTTCCTTCCGATCCTGTTCCTGAGTTCCCTAAGCCCGATCTTTTCCACAGGATACTAGTCAAAATTTGCAAGTGCCGGTTGTGCAAGCTGGCTAACTTCCTTCACAAACTCTACCACAAGAAGGATGACTTTGAGTGTTATCCCCACGGGTATCGACTTACTGCCACTAAGGATAACTAACAACAATGGCAACTCTTGGACAAATCACTGACAAAGCCTTTCGGGAACTAGGCGTCACTGCCGTCGGTGACGTCCCCGAGACTGCTGAACACAACGAAGCTTTCATTGTCCTTCAAGACATTCTCAACACCATTATTGGCTATGAAATGGGAGAGGCTCTGACGGATGTTAACATCGGAAGCTCTTCTAATTTAAACTCTTCAGCTAAGGCTTTAGACGCTCAATCAGAGATCACTTCTCTCTACATCCCGAATAACGTTCGTATTAACTGTAACCTTACTGCACCTGTTACTCTGTATCTTCACCCTAAACCTCGTGAAGGTGATCGGGTCACGCTCATTGATCAAAGTAATAACTTCGCCACTAATAATCTTACCCTCAAGGGGAATGGACGTGGCTTAGGCGGACCAAGTAACTTCACCATTACAATAAGCGCTTCGGGCTCAACTCCGACTTACTTCTACAGGGCTGACTTAGGCTACTGGACTACTTATGATGTTTCAGTGGATTCGCTGCCTTCCCCTTTTGCTGGCAGCTTTGACGACATGCTCGTTCTTTGGTTGGCAAAGAGGATAGCCCCTCGATATGGGGCACAGTGGCAACCTCAGCAAGAAGAGTCTCTACAGCGGCTCGTCAAGCAGTTTCGTGCCCGCTATCGTCAAGAGACTCAAGCTGACAGCGAGTTCGCTCTCATCCGTCTTCCGAGTACGTGGGATAACAAAGGTTACAGCTTTGGTAGCCAGCCTTCTTTCTTTGATAAAGGACTTCCATAATTGGCTGATCTGAAGTACGGTACCTCTGCTTACACTCGTACGCGAGGGAACCTTCCTGATCTTCCTGTAATCAATATGTACGTCGAGAGTACTCCGACGGAACCTGATGTCATGCTTCAGTCCCGTCCGGGATTGGCAGTCTCTTTAACAGGTATTGGCACTGCTAACTCTGGTATTAAAGCTTTGTATGCAGTTGATGGCATTCTCGGCGGTACTCTAGTAGGTGTTAAGTTCAACAACGAGTTCTGTGACGGCGGCACCTTCAAAGGAAACATCGACAGCGCCGCTCCTCACTTTGTATCCTTTGCCGGTTATTCAGATCGTATCTTCATGGCTGCCGGGGCTTCACTTTGGCAGTACACCAGTGGCGCTCCTACGACCATCGCAACTCCCGGCAGCTTTCAGGTAACTGCGTGCTGCATCGGTGCCTCTCACCTTATCGTGATCGACAAGGGGACGGGTAAGTTCTACTGGACGGATGCTCTAGGTACAACCCTACCTTCGCTTAACTTCGCTACGGCTGAGAACAGCCCGGACAATCTTCTTGACTGTCTCTACTACGGGGACACACTTCTTCTCTTTGGTGCTGAGACCGTTGAGCAGTGGCCTTCAACAGGAGATGCTACAGCGCCTTTCCAACCTCTCGTTGGACGCGCCTACACGGTTGGTATTAAGAACACCGGAGCCTGTACCCTCTTTAACAAGAGCTACGCTTGGGTTACGAACAGAAACCAAATCTGCCTAGGTGATCAAACGAACGTCATCTCTGACGCTGGTGTTGAAGAAGTTCTAGGACAGCTCTCCACTATAAGACTCTGGAATTTCTTCATCGAAGGTACAGAGTTCCTTGCTGTTGACGGTGGAGCTTCTCCTTACACTAGTTCTACTTGGGTGTATTCTGCTAAATCTCAACAGTGGTCTCAGTTTAAATCTGACGGACAGAATAACTGGCTAGCTTGCTGCTATGCAAGTGGTGTCTTCGGAGACCGTACGACTAATCGTTGGCTTGGGCTTCCCTCTCCTAGCAACGGTGACACAGCCTTCAAAGAGATTGGCAGCACCATGACTCGCAGCTTCCGGGCAGGTGTCTCAATGACTGGTGAGATTGCCATAGTCAATAACATTCTTCTTCGATGCAATCCCGGTCGCACTCCTTACATTAACCCCACTCAGTATTACAATCCAACGGTATCTCTGAAGTTCAGTAAGGACGGAGGAACCACGTTCTCTTCTGCTTACGTCAAGTCTCTCGGTCTTAATGGAGAGTACCGTAAGTTAGTGAACTGGCGCGGTCTCGGTCGCTTCCGATATCCCGGATTGCTGGTAGAGATTACAGTTACCGATCCTGTACCATTTCGTGTGTCAGGTTTGAAGATCAACGAGGACTATCCTAATTGACCCTAAAGCTTCCTAAGCTTCAGCAAGGCTTCTCAATCGTAGACGAGAACGGTAAACCTCACCCGGCTTTTCACATCTGGTGGGACCGTATTGCTACGCAGCTTCAGGACAGCATCAACGACATCAACACGACGCTAGCCGCCGCCAAGGAGTACATGCAGGATATTCCTGATGTAATTCTAGCTGCGGATTACACAGGAGCTCTCACTTCAGGACAGCTTCCTAAGATCGTAGCTTGTAAGAGGTTTAATGACACAACTAACGTTACTACGAGTTCTACTTGGTCTATGGCTGTTATCTCTGGCGGCATCACAGCTAGTATTGATAGTACATCAGGCGCACTGACTATTACAGCATGTACAAGTTCTTCAGTAATTGAAGTAACGTCAGTACGAGTAGTTAACGGTACGTCACTTACTTTGACGAAGCGGTTTAACGTAGTTGTTCAGAAAGCTTCTGCGCCTCCTTCTGGTGGCGGCAGTGGTGGCGGATCAAGCGCTACTACAGCAACTGTCTCTACCTTCACAATGTTCACTCTGAACACTAGAACCACTGTGACAAGCACTTTGTCTGTTGTAGTTGGTACCGGAGGCCGTGTTGATCTTTCAGCCCCTCTGAGTTACACTACTGACAGTAGCACCTCAACTGGAACATTTCCCATCAAAGGGATTTGGCAGTGGGATAGCACAGGTGCAGGTGCGTGGGTTGACATCGGTACTGAGTTTTCCAGCAGCCCTGACCTATTCGTATTCATCGACTCTGATCTTCCGCCTCCTCGCAAGACGTGGGATGATGGTGGAATTAACATCACTGGTGCGAAGACAGGTCTAACAGCAGGTAGTACTCAGAAGTTTCGACTTCAAGCTCGTAACCAAACTAGCAACGTCAGCAACATGTATCTCTACGGGACGGCTTCAGCAGTTGGATCGTAAGGAAATCATACATAGACTTTTTGAGGAGTACAAGGATGAAATTGGTAGCGCTACTCCGGAGCAATGGCTTTCGAATCATCAAAGCATTGCGTACGAGAGAGAAGGAAGCGTCGCTCTTTTCACCTTCGAATATCCCGGTGTCTACAGCGGACACTGGTTCTTCAAGGTCCGAGGCAGAGACGCTCTCAACCTTGCTAGGGAATTTCTAAAGAAGTTGTTTACTGAGACTGATGCTAAAGCGATCAGAGGTCTCACGCCAATTAAGAAACCAGCGGCCCGGTGGGCAGCTCGGCAAGTAGGTTT